GTCTAAGTTATTAGCTAGGATACAAAGAATATATAACTCATTAGAAGAAGATAATTGGCCAGCCAAACCTAGTGGGCTGTGTCGATTCTGTCCATGCCGTCACTTTTGTGATGATGCAAGGTTATAATTAATACTTGACGTATGTGTCTAGAAGGAGGAGAATTTATGGCTACTACACCTGAGGGGAAGATAAAGAAAAAAGTGGATGATTTATTTAAAAGGTACAGCATATGGTACTTCAGCCCACAAGCCGGCCCATTTGGTAAGGCGGGTATACCTGACAGGATAGCAGTAATAGGTGGTAGGTTCTTAGGTGTGGAATGCAAAGCCAATAAAAGTAGAAAACCTACTAAGCTACAAGAGTTAGTTATGAAAGATATAGAGAAAGCCGGAGGTAAATGTTTCGTTGTCTGTGATGATGAAACTTTAGATAAACTAAGAACTTTTATTTTAGATTGGGTGAGTTAAATGTTAGTAGTAGAGAAAGCAAAATCAATAGCACTTAAGTTATCTAACCCTAACCGTGTGTTAGATAGTATACCCACATCTAAACGTATTGTACTACGTGGAGATAACTTTGTAGTTACACCTCATGGTATAGATGAAGTCAAGGTACTAAGAAACTTAGGTATTAAAGCACCATCTCCTATCCTACATTACTACAATTGGTCTGGTAGATTCATACCATACCACCACCAGAAAATGACATCTGCTTTCCTTACCATGAACCACCGTGCGTTAGTACTGAACGAGATAGGTACTGGCAAAACACAGAGTGCGTTATGGGCAGCAGATTATCTTATGCATGTAGGTGCAGTAAAGAGATGCTTAATTCTTTCACCTCTATCTACATTAGAAAGAGTATGGGGGGACGCTATATATACAGGATTCCCCCACAGAAAATCAGTCACACTATATGGCACCTCAAAAAAGAGGAAGAAATTATTATCTCAGTCACTCAAAAATGGTTGCGACTTTTTTATACTTAACCATGATGGGTTTACAATAATGTTTGAGTTATTAACTGATAAGTTTGATTTAATCGTAGTAGATGAGGCTGCTGTGTTTCGTAACCCTAGTACTAGGAGGTTCAAGTTGTTTAGAAAGTGGCTTGAGAAACAATCAACAACACGTATGTGGCTTATGACGGGAACTCCTACACCTAACTCACCTACTGATGCATGGGCATTAGCTAAATTAATAGGTAACAATTTCTGCACAAAAACATACACTGCATTTCGAGACCAAGTGATGATGAAAGTCGGGCAGTGGAAATGGATACCACGTACTGAGTCAGTAGATATAGTTAAGAACGTACTTCGTCCGGCAGTTAGATATACAAGAGATGAATGTTTTGATTTACCTGATACCGTGTATCAAACAAGACAGGTAGATTTATCTGACGAACAAGCTAAACATTATAAACAGATGCTCAAGAATTTTGTAACACAGTTAGCAAGTGAAGGGCAAATATCTGCTGTTAATGAGGCTGTGAAATTACAAAAACTTGTACAGATAGCATGTGGTGTAGCATACGGAGATGATGGACGAAACATAGCATTAGACTGCAACAATAGAGTTAAACTTGTAGAAGATATAATTAATGAAGTAGGGGGGAAAGTTATAGTATTTGTTCCACTAACAGGAACTCTACACATGTTGGAGAAACGATTAGAAAAAACATGGACTGTTGATGTAGTTAATGGAGAGGTAGGAACAAGTAAGCGCAATAAAATATTCCATGACTTTCAGAACTCTGACGACCCACATGTATTAGTAGCCCATCCCGGCACTATGGCTCATGGGCTAACACTCACTGCTGCAAGCACTATCATATGGTATGGGCCAATAACAAGCAACGAACAGTATGTACAAGCTAATGGTAGAATAGAACGCATAGGTAAGAAACATGTGTCAAATATAGTGCATATAGAATCTACTAAACTAGAGTGGAAGATGTATGAAAGATTACGTAACAAACAAAAACTGCAAGGTTTATTATTAGATTTAATTCAAGAAGAAAGTGGGAGGTAGTTATGGATTTAACAGTAGACAAAGTAATAGACGCATACCTTAAACTTAGAGTCCAAAAAGAAACTATGGATGCTAAGCACAGAGAAAATATAAAGAGTATAAAAGATAAGATGGTTCTAATGGAAGGTTGGATAAAGACTCAAGCTGATAAGCAAGGAGTTACATCTTTTAGAACTGAGAATGGAACTGCGTTCCTAACTACATCTGACTTTGCAAATGTAGCTGATTGGGATTCAGTACTAAGGTACATACAAAAACATGAGGCATTTGATTTACTAGAGAAACGTGTCAGTAAGATGGCAGTACGTGGATACATAGACCTCAATAAGTCAGTACCCCCCGGAGTAAATTATGGCACAGCAATAAGTGTCAGTGTTCGTAAACCAACCGTGAAAGCGGAAGAAACCACAGGAGAATAGCATGGGAAATCTAGTTCCAAGTAATGTTGAAGTACCCGCCCATTTAGCGGATAAAATAAATGCACCCTCAGCACTAGCCGAGTCGTTGATGGGTGGTATGTCAAGTGGCACAGGTGAGGGTTACCCTCGTATATCAATTAAGGGTTCACGATTCAGAATAGTAGAAGATGGTACTGAAACTGTCTTAGATACTACAGTTCTTGAAGTAGTTGTTGTGGGTGCTAACCCTAAACTATCTAAGACATGGTACTCAAAACCATGGAGTGCTGATGCTGAACCTTCTGGGCCAGATTGTTTTTCTTTAGCTGGTGTTAGTCCACATCCAGATAGTACAGACTTACAGAATGATTTATGTGCTACATGTCCTCAGAACGCATGGGGTTCAAGGGTGACAGATGCGGGGCAACAAGTCAAAGCATGTTCAGACGGAAAACGTCTAGCTGTTGTGTCTGCTGATGATGCTGAAGGGCCAGTATACTTACTACAAGTAACTCCATCTGCATTAAAGAACCTTAACAAATACCAGAGAGAATTATCAACACGTGGTATACCACCTGAAATTGTTAAGACTCGTGTAACATTTGATACTGATGCATCGTACCCTAGGTTAAAATTTGATTTCGGTGGGTTCATAGACGAGGACGCACAGAAAGTAGTAGACAAACTATTTAATACTAAGGAAGTTAAAACCATAACTGGTGAAGTGTCGCAAGCGCCAGCTGCAGTGCCACAGCTTGACACACCTAAACTTGTTGACATACCTATAACATCAGAAAAACCAGCACCTAAAGGATTTGCAGCTAAAGTAGCTAAGAAAGCTAAAGCTAAGCCAGCACCACAACCTGTTGAAGAACCGACTGCTCCGGTTGTGGACAACGATACGCAAAATCTATCTGATGAGATAGCAGCTTTAATAGGGGAGGTAGGAACTGATGACAGCTGAGGAAACAAAGAAGTGGTTCTCTAAAGTAGAAGAACTACGTAAGCATATGATAATAACTAATTCTAATATGGCTGAGATTATAGGGGTATCCCGAATGACCTACTATAGTTGGGTTAAAGGAAAACCTATAAGGGAAAAGAATTTTAAGAAAGTTCAAGCTGCCCTACGTAAACTACTAGACATCATGACAAAGCATGACTGGCCTAAGCCTAGTATAATTGCATTAGAACAGAGTCAAAGATTTGAAATACTAAAAGACATTCTAAAAGAATACGAATCGGTGTAGAATCTTTTAAGGGGTAAGTTAAATGAACACGTTGGAATTTCTTCAACGAGTTCTACCAACAGAAGGATTCTATGTCACTACTGTTATCAATCAAGACGGTAACAAACAGGGATTCTATAAGACTGTTGAAGAACTCGCTAAAGTATCTGAAGCATTAGATAAAAGAAAAAATAATACCTATTTTGCTATATCAGCGTTTAGTGAGAAAGGTAACAGGCGACAAGATAATGTTAGAGCAACCAAAGTTGTAGCTCTAGATATAGATTGTGGTGAGGGTAAGCCGTTCCCTTCATGGAAGGAAGGGCTAGTCGCTCTAGGTAAATTCACTAACAGTCTTAAGTTACCTAAGCCTATGGTTATTTTTTCTGGTAATGGCTTACATGTCTATTGGGTTTTGACTAAAGAGTTAGAACCTATGGAGTGGAAACCATTAGCAACAGCTATGAAGTCAGCATGTATTGACAAAGAGTTTCATGTTGATGCTGGCTTAACAGCTAACAGTGCATTAGTACTAAGGGCAGTTGGCACTCATAATCCTAAGAATGGTAATGAGGTTAAGTTATTAATAGATGCTGACCCTGTTAACCCCGAAACACTTAAATTAAAGCTAGCAGATTACCTTAAGAGCCCTGGGGCGCCCGAACGTCACACATCTGGCAACACATTGCTAGATAATCTATCAGCAAGACAAGATTTCCCTCCGTCAATAGGTGCAGTAATCCAAGGTAAATGTAAGCAAATATCATGGGCCGCTAAAAATCAAACTGAAGTACCTGAACCATTATGGTATGACTTAATAGGTGTAGCTGCATTCTGTACTGAGCCAGAAGAAACAGCTATAGCATGGAGCGAAGAACACCCTAATTATTCTAAAGCATCCACCCTATCTAAATTAAAACATTGGACTAACTCAGCTACCGGCCCAACTACATGCGCTAAATTCAGTACCGATAGACCTAATGGATGTAAAGGATGCAAATATAAAGATAAGATAGGTACACCCGCTAGACTCGGTGTGCAGTATCAGGAAATAGCTGTGTCTACAGAGGCTATTGACAAGGTATCATCTATTATACCTATGCCTAAACCTTTCAAACGTACGGCAGATGGTATTAAAATAACTATTGACGACACAGATATAGATATATGTAAGTTTGACTTATACCCAATTGGGTATGGTATGGATGAATCACTAGGGTATGAAACAGTTAGGTATCATTGGAATAGACCTCATGCGGGGTGGCAAGAACTATCATTAAGGCAAGCCTATCTAACAGATGGACATAGAGAATTCGGTACTGCTATAGCAGACCAAGGTATTGTACTTTACAGCAAGAAACAGACGGAGTATTTTCAGCTTATGTTACGGTCATATATGGATGAATTAAGGCAGATACGTGCTATGACTAACCTATATTCAACAATGGGTTGGAAAGAGAATAACTCTCAGTTTGTACTGGGAGACCACATATTTAAAAGAGACAAAGATGGTACTGTATCAGAAGAATCAATCAGCTTAGCATCAGCCTCTCAGAGGTTAGGAACTGAGTTATATGGTACGTCAGGAGATATAGAATCATGGTCACAAGCATCTCAAATACTTGAGAAAGCCAACATGCCTTGGCATATGTTTGCATTAGGTGTGGGATTTTCAGCACCACTATATGATTTCACAGGACTCAAGGGATTAACTATATCCCTTTATGGACCAACAGGTGGTGGCAAAACACTAGCCCAATTTTGGGTTCAGTCTATATATGGTGACCCTGAGAAGTTACACTTTGCTGCTAAGTTCACACAGAACACGCTGTTCAGCAGACTAGGTATGTACGCTAATCTACCTATGACTGTAGATGAAGTGACTATGATGCAAGATAAAGAGGTAGGAGACTTCTGTTACTGGGTATCCCAAGGTAGAGATAAGGCTAGGCTTAATCGTAATGCTGAGGAGAGAGACGCTAAGACTTGGGCTACTCCTGTTATAGTTTCCACGAATAAATCACTACAATCGAAGCTCATAGCCTCCGGTTTAGATACCGATGCTCAAATGGCTAGATTATTAGAGCTACCTGTACCATCTCACCCATTATTTACTAAAGATACCAACGCTGGCCGTAAGATATATAACTTTGTCACATCACATTACGGGATAGCCGGACGTATATTCCTCAACAAGTTGCTGAGTATGGGGCCAGATGGATGCAATGCGATAATCGCAGAGGCAACACAAGCCTTTAATGATAAGTATAAAGCTAAGTTTTCAGGCGAAGAAAGATACTGGGAGCAAGCTATAATACTAGCAGACTTAGGTTCTAAGTTAGCAAGTGAGTGGGGGTTGATAGACTATGACTACTCTAAGGGAACTGAGTGGGTACTGAATGAGATAGGTGCTATACGTAAGACTGTAGCAGAGAATAAGGTAGACTCTTTTGACTTAATATCTGAGTATCTAAATGACTGTGCTAGTGTAGCTGTTACCGTCATGCATACAGCCGGACAGAAACCTGTAGTGGATTTTACTAGATTACCACGTGCTGATATACGTGTTAGGTTTGATGTGTTTCGTAAGACTCCTTCTGACCCATTCGATAAAGGTACTATAATGTTAGACCGTACCCATTTTAGAAAGTGGTTATCAATGAAAGGATTTGACTACAAAGGATTTACACAAGAGCTATCTATTGAGAATGTAGTAGCTACACCTAAGTCTCAGAAGTGTTACTTAGGGAAAGATACACCTATAAAATTAGGTCAGTCATATGTAATAGGTATTAACCTTAGTCATCCTAGACTACAGGGTATATTAGATGAGGCTGATATTGTTGCTGAAGATTTGGCTTATGGTGAACTAACTGAAGTGAAGTAGTTACTTACCCCAGTCTTTTACTTTCATAGTTTTAATCTTACCTCCTGTGTATGCGTCATACTTAGCCGCAATTTGTACAGCTTTCTTAGCATCTGCCCCCATTTCCATCGCCGCCATAGCATATGACGAACCCCAACCTAATGCATAGAAACCATCGGCCATTTCAACAGGGTATTTTTGGAAGAACCTATTTATAGTATAGATAGTGTCTTTATTTTCTATGACTATACATTCAAAATCTTCATCTGATTGTACGTGACTGAGGTCAGGGGCATCTTCCATTCTTGCTCCACGTTCAAACCAATCTACGAATATAAGACCGGTGTAACTGTCACCGGCAGTTCCTATGATAGTTCCACTTATTGAATATAGTTTCTTACACTCCGCTATCCGGCCATCACCATGAGTTTCTTGTGAGTCTGCTGCTATTACTCCATCTCTTAATGCTATAGTTGTCATACTTTATACATAAGGCAAGCGTTGATCTTTAATCTCCTCGATAGATATAGTATGCCTTTCCTGTTCCCCGTACTCCTTATGGTACACTATGGACTGCATATTTCTTTTGGCACGATACCCTGATTTATGATTCCAAGCATCTCTAGCTGCAAGAGTATTGAAAGATTCAACATTACACCCTCTAAATTCTAGCATTTTCTTGTGGTGTATATGTCCTGTAAACCAGTTCCTAAACTGAGTTCTCCCCCATGCCTCTGGCATATCATGTGCCATAATTTCACCTAGAGCTTCCATCTTTATAGTATCTCCATGAGTAGAGCCAAATAAGTTCTTACCAAACTCATAGTACCAGTAGTGGTTGGGAGATATATCAATGTCAACACGTTTCTCTTTATGGTAATAGGCATCTAATATCATTGATAACATCTGAGAAAGTATCTCATCATGATTGCCCATATCATTACGTACTATAACCTTCTCATGTTTGGCTAGGGCTAGGTCAATCTTGTAACGAATAGACTCAGTACCAACCCTAACAACTTTATGTAACCTACCATCTACATCTAGAACTGCACCAGATTTAGCTGTCCTATTTTGTTGGTTATCAGAGTGAAAGAAATCACCTACATTTAATATTATAGCTAACTTAGTGTCAGGTGAAGCCTGTGATATTTTCTCGTTAGCTACTTGGTTGTTCTGCATAGCTATTTTTAAATCATAGTCTTCACCTACTTCTTCACCCCATGCATGTAGTCCAAAGTGTGGGTCACCCATTGGGTATAGAGTTAAGCAGTCTTTGTTTTTACATTTAGGTTTTCGTATAGGTTTAGCTTTACCTTTTACTGAATCTGCTAATGATTGTGTAAATTCTTTAGCTATCTCTGCTTGCTGTTCTCTATCAACTTTTGTGCGTACCCACTGCATCACCTGACCTTTTTCCTCATGGTGCAACGTGGTCGTACCTATTACAGAGAATCCATCGGGGGCGGTGTGTATCATATTATGTTCTGGAGCATAGCCTTGTATTGCTGCGTTTGCTTTAACACATTTGATTGCACGTTGGATAGCAGCTCTAGAAACCCCCGTTTCTTGGGCAGCTCTAGTTATGCTACCGTATTTAATTACAGCATCTATATGTCCAGCTTGGATTTCAGTTGCGTACTTTAGTAGCGTAGGGTCTATATCGACTGGAGGCTGAGAGGGCATAAAGAATACTCAATAAATTCAATAGGTAAGTTAATATAACTTGAAAATGCCATCTCATCAAGTACTCCCTTCGATTCTCTCCACTCTGGTAACATCAATACTCTGATACTATCAGACCGTTCTAATAAGTCGTGGTTAACTTCCTTCCAAAATTTAAAATCTTTACGCATGTTATAGCGTTCAGCCAAATGATGGTTGTTTACGATTGGGCTTATAACACACTCACCCTTGAACAAACATTCGGCAACGTATTGCTCAACGGTGAGATACCTGTGTTCCATAACTTCTGGGTCGTCATGGAGATAAGGTGATGCTATGAAAATCATAGCTAAAAAGTTAGGCTGCGCCTACTAGTACACCTACAGCAAACCAAATTACCCACCAAGCAACTGGTGGTATTAAGCCTAACCATTCTTTTAATTGATCCATTTATTATTCCTCATGTTAAACGAACGTCACTATCAGTTTCTATCCAAACTTTAGCACCACAAGACAACGGCTTGTCAGGTCTGTATAGAACCTTAGATTCTCCTAGAATTTCTACTTGATTACAATACCTATTATCTTTATAGGTCTTGACTGTTATGACTGGTCTATTCCCATTATCCTTACCATTAGCCCTTATATTGTGCTGATTGACATGAATTCTCTTTTTCATAATTACTCCTCACCATATGCATGGTGCCACTCTACATATACCTGCTGAACCATACCTTATTTCAGCTGCCTTTACAAGCGTGTCATTTTTGTCTAAACGTGTTGGCTTGCATACAGGACGGATATAAGCAATACCCTTATCTTTAAAGGTATACACTAACAGGTTATTAAATTCTTTTTCGGACTTGAACTGGGCGCACTCAACACCATTAGTAAATTCGTATGGGGTATGCTGTATATCTATACGATCACTATTCTGGAAGTATATAAATAAAATTAGTATCCACTTTATTGTCATTTAGAACAACCATATTAAAAATAGTGTAGCTAGAATAGCATACATATACATAGAATAATTGAGCCAGTTTTTACTTATAAAATTACTTACACTTTCTAATAAGTCTAGTAAATCCCACCATAAAATTTTTAGTTTTTCTCTCATGTATATTTGTTTTCCCGCTTAGGAGTATTAGCTACTGTGCACCCATACCGTTTAGCATAAGCTTTAGCAGCTTTTCTCCCTTCTGGGGTATAAGGAAACAATTTTGTTTTACCATCTTTACATACGACTTTTGGCATATAGCCTCCTAAACTTCAATCTCATTTGGATTTATACCCCACATAACTAAAAGCTTTCTTAGCTCAGGTTTAATAGTAGTTGAGGTAGTTTTAAAAAATCTAGATATAGTTGATTTTCTCCACTCATTATATGACCTATCTAGTCGATCATTAAAATTAGTTATCTCTAATTCAGTACCCCTAGTAGCTCTATTCCATTCACGTACTTCTCTTTTAAGTTTTCGCAATCCTTTACTATCTCTTTCTAGTCTATACTTAACACCTTTTTCTACAAACTCTTTAGTAACTTGTGCTTTATATTTACCTACATGCTTAAACATTCTAACTAAATCATTTTGTTGCGAAGCTACAGTAGGATAAAGACCAATCATTCTAGCTAAAATCTGTCGGATAGTAGCTTGTTGGGTACTTGTTCTCTTACCTTGGGCGTTAGTTATATACCCATCATCTATATACTTATACCCATCAGCCCAAGCTCTCATAGCAGATATTGGTGATTTACGTATTATATCTACAAAAGATGTAGTATCAGGTTTAATACCTACAACTTCTCCTGTATATCTAGTTATATCTATTGCTGTTGCACCGAGGTCTAAAGAAACTGAAAAGAC